GTCTGTTTCCACACCAAAGGCGGCCAGTTGCTTTACGTCTCTGTTTAATTCAGAAAAGGTGAATGGTGATGCAAGGGCGAGTTCTTTAATTTGGCCAAACAACTCATTCGCATTTTGCAAATCACCAATAATACTTTGCAACGCAATGTGTTGCTTTTCAATCTCACCACCTGTTTGGATAATGCTCATGGCGAACTGCTGTGCACCATAAATAATACCACCATTTAAAATCAGCCCCTTTAAATCGTTGAGGACATCCGATGTTTTCCCAATAGAACTATGTGCTCTATCAAAAGAAGACACGAAGTCCCTTGTTGCACGAGCGTTTTGCTCCATCGAAAGTTTTGTCTGCTTCGCCGTTTCATTATATGCACGTAACGACGCGTTGGCTTCTTGGATGGAACGAGCACCATTTGAGAATATAGCTGAAATTCGACCGCCATCAAGGATTTTATTACTATCAATACCATTCAGCGTCCGAAGATACCCTTGCAGCTTATTCAATGAGGACATAAGATTGCTGTCCTGCATAAAGTTTGGTATTGCCTTGATGTTGTTGATAGCATCCGATGTCTTTCTGATTTCGCTACGAAGTTTCACGATACGCGCAGCAGAACCATCTATTGAATCAGCGAGCTTCAGAAACTCTTTTGACGGTCCATTCCCATCAATATCGCTTGCTTCGCGAATTTTTGATGCTAACTTACGTAACGCATCTGTCGTTTTGTTTACAGATGCATCCATATTGATAAACTTCCTTAATATGCTATCAAGGTCATTTGATACATTATCTTTAATACCAAGCGAGAACATTAATTCTCCCAAATCTCCACCTGCCATATTTCTGCCTGTTTAATTGTCTGTAATATTTTTATTGAGATAGTCACCGAGAGAGATTTTCTCGCCAACTCTTGATTTCTTATGTTTCTGTTCCCATGCTTCCGTGAGAGCTTCCATTTCATCCTTACTTGCATGCTCGCCTTTATCATCCTTTGGATATACAATCAGCGGTTGGTCGACAACCATTAAATAGATTTGGGCAGCTGTATATCCCCACCAATAATCGTATGCACGAGTGAAAAAACGGCGTTCAAAAAGGAATGGGAACTTCTCGGCTAAGCTGAACGCGCCTCCCCAGCTTGTTCTGCTCGGATAAGCCTTACTTCGTCCCTCATCATCGCCATCATCGTGTCCTTCATCGCGGTCGCTAATATGGTAGCCATCTGTAATGGGACTGATTGTATTTTTTTTTTAGCAACATCAAACACATTGAGGACTTCGACAATATCTAAATCCAAAATGTAGTAGTAATAACGCCACAAAATCCAATAGAACAGAAGTATCGTCCATTTGTTATTCAGCCGTACAATAGCACATTGCTTCACTCGTTTCTTCCACTCATTATCCGTTGAAAGTTCTACGTGTGTAAACTTTCTCGTTGCACCATTATGCAACCACCCCATTTTATGTTGCTTCCCACGAAAGGTGTACGGCGTTTTGGTTTCCTCCATGATGGCATCCAAAACTTGTTGTAATTCTATATTGGGTTGCTCTATTTTTTTATCCATAACGTTATGACTTTAAAGTAAAAAGGGCAGCGGCAAATAAAGCCTGCCGCCCTTGCGTTGTTATCCAAAATCTAATTACCTTGTGAAACTAATTACTGCTTCTTCAACCATGCGATATTTGGAGACGAACTAATTTCCATCGTGCCTGTTAAGCCGATAGCGTAAACCTTACCATCGTCAAGCATTGGTTTCGCCCACAAAGCAACACCCGACAAAATCATCAAGTTCTCCTGTGCATCATCCTCAATGATAAACGTACCCTTGATTTTGTGCTTCTTAGGAGTGAGTGCCTGACCCTTGTAATTCTTTGCACCGATGGCTACTTGAACGTTGTCGGTGATAGCGTCGTCACCATGCGCCCATTTTAAAATATCTGCATGCTTGGTGGGGACGGTGAAGGAAATCTCAAAGTCACCAATTTCAGCAGTAGAATCCCAGTCGCCATTCATACCGATAATTTTGTAGTGACTAAGACTGGGGTCGCCTTGCTCAATCTTCAAACTCTCAACCTTTACAGGTAAGTCGAGTTCAGGAGCAAGTGTGATAGCCGAGCCACCACCTAAGTCGATTTCTGCTGCTTGATACAATAGAGACGAAGGACCACTAAAAAGGTCTTTCAAATCTGTTTTTTTCTTTAATGCCATAATATTATACCTTTAAAAATGAAACTTATTTTGTTCTTAATTGTGCTTGTATGAATGTTACATGAAACCCTGACTTGTCACTAACCTGCAACGTTATTTCAGGCTTCGTCACCTTAAACGTATCATTGCAGATGGGGAATAGAGAAAACAACTTACTGACCTTTTCGTCCATTGTCTTTATATCCATGCTCACTGGGTTACTCGCCGACATGATGTCTCTCACAAAGACTTTAAAGACAACTGATGTTGTGAAGTCGTTATATTCTCCACGCTCGCCGATTTCATTGTTATAGATGGAAGATGGTAAGACGATAACAATGTAACTATTGGGTCTGTCAGTAACAGATTGTGGTCTATCTTGATAATACCCCTTGTCGCAAACATCTTTTACGGCATTGGCTAACCCATAATATATTGATTTTAAACTTACCATATTGCTCGTGATAATGCTACTCGTGAAACTTCATCTTTAACAGCAACCATGAGGTCGTGTGCCTTAAATGCGTATGGAAGTGCTGCAATCACACGTACAGCCCACGTATCATGTTTTGAAACGCCTGTAAACGCATCTGTAATAGCCTTCCTTGATTCCGTCGCACCATCGACCGATTTTTCACCACTATTTGCTTCATAGGGCGCACCATTGTTGTCTGGCGAGTATGCGTAGAATGGGCGGAACTGCTTCTGTCCTTTGGTTAGCGTCTTTCGTAGTGGAGAACGTTCCGTATCACCAACAGAATAGATGGCAAATGGAGCACCCTTATAATACGCGCCAGCACTTATTGATGTGAACAAGTTACCAGTAACATCAAAGAAGTCATCATCGCTAAGAGGGTTGTGCCTTGCAATAGCTGTATCAATAGCATGAACGGCCAAGGCGTCAACAGCTTGTTTAGCCTTCTCAACAGAGTAGGCATTAAAAGGCTTGAAAACCCTCTTTTTAAATTGCTCTGCTAAACTTTCCATGATTATACCCTCACAAACTCCCAATAAACAATAGTTCTATCATTGTCTGGTTCACAATCGCGTACACGCCCAACCTCTGTGTTGTTTCCAACAACTGCAAAAATGGTGTCGCCGTCAAGAGGTACTCTCCCTTTCGCCCACTTGTCATATCGAACAGGAATAGATGCTTTTCGTTTATTCACATCAACCTGCCCCATGCCGTTTGTCGTGGTGTCAGTGAACGAGCGTCCTTTCCCATCATATAGAGTAATATCCTTTCCACATTGGCATTGCGTTTGGTTTTCATCAACAACTGCAAATGGGTCTTCGTCACCACTTATAGGAGTACTCACATTATTAGGCTGTGTCGGTGATATACGAACAATCCTTATTTGGTGTGGGTATCTTGGGTTATTGATAAATTCCTTGCGCATATTCTACTTTATAATATGTGGGGTAAGCGAGCCATCCTCGTTAATGTCAGCACGTTTAATGCCGAAGCTGTTAATCTTGAAAGACGATTTTTTGCCGAATACGGAAGTTGGCTCTAAATCCTTGTAAATAGAATTGGCCTCCTTCTTTAACTCTGCAATATCATCTTTCGTTAGCTGATAACCGCCAGACGAGTGTGTCCATCCATTATCTGTATCAGATGTGTTATTATACTTACTTGGACCAAGAACCATCCACTTAAGCAAGTCGGCATAGATGAGCCGCAAAGTGTTCGTGTCGCACTCGGAAATAGGTGTATCTTTATCGATATTTCTATCAAACAAGATGGGTACTATCGCGTCTGTCGGCACTTCAAACTTAACCTTGGATAAGATATAGTTCTCAACCGTATAAACACCTTCTGATACAGATAAATCAATCATACAATGCTAAACTTTAGTTAGGGACTGTAATGTCAATAATTACATGATTAGGGAAGTCCACAAGAGCAGGACAAGCCGACATCATAATGTCCGTATGCCACTCCTTGTAGCGTCCGTTATCAGTTGTAATATTGGCGAGCAAACCTAAGCCGTCGTTTGTGGTTGCAAATACAGCGTCAATAGACTTGGCACCATACTGCTCCATCATACGCTTATCAAGAATGCTCTTGTACTCAAATTCAACAGCGTCACCAGCAGGGCGTAGAACAACAATCTTGTCATCCCATCCATTGATGAATTTGTCCGTTGCGTTCGTCTTATTACGTTCACGTTCGGTTACAATCTCAATCGGAGAGATACCTTGATATTCTGCAAATGCTTGATTGAACTCGTCTGCTGTAACAGGCATTCCGTCTGTGTATGCAAGTTTGTTGAGGTAACGGAAATTCTTTACAAGTTCCTTTACTTCCGCATTCTGCAAGAATACATCGTAGAACGTCTTACGTGTCATCTGCCATACGAGTGAGCCACCAAAACCACCTCGTTCCTCGCGATATTGTTCTTCGATGAGTTTCATATAGGTGAGGATTTTAGCGTTTGTAGCTGCCCAAGCCAAAGCACCACACTTCTTGAAGTTTTCAGCTGGGATGTTCGCCTTATGCAAAGGTGCTTGAATACCACGACCAATTCCAGTGTAGTCAATAACACCCTTTGTCATTAATTGAGCGGTCATAAAGTTCATCGTGGAATCAACAGAATCCATCTTCATCTGAACATCGTCAATCCATGTTGCGATAACGTCTGCATCGTTGCCGAACTCTTCAAACAGACGTGACTTATAATCACGTTCAGAAGCGGTTTCCACAGAACCCTGTCCGATAAAGTCGGGGATGGTAGCTGTGTAAAACTCAAATCCTTTTTTATCCATTTGATTAGAGTCGCCAAGAGGTGCACGTAAATCCATCAAAGGAGCAGTTTCTAACTTGCGAGCCTTAACCGTGAAGGTTGCAAGGCCAGCGTGGTCAGTAGGTGTGGGTACAGGAGCTTTTCTACCCTGTGTCTTGTACCATGTGTGATTTGCAAAGAAAATATCACGTCTGTCAACGAGAGTTTGCAGCATACGCTGATTCTCGGGAGAGGACAAGAACATTCTTGCATATCGAGAGTTGTTGAAATCAAATTTTGCCATAATTCTAAATCATAAATTTTAGTGATGATTAATAAAGGCAGAACCAGCCCTTAACAAGGCTCTTGTTCAAATCCTTAACAGCTTTTGGTAACGGAGACATCTTGTCTGCATACAGAATAGTGTCATGTGTAGCAAGGCAAGGAGTGAACAGATAACGTGCTCCCTCAAAATCGCTATCGTCAGCAGCAGGATTGAAGAAGAAATCGTAATCACAAGGTGCATACGCATTTGGATTTGTAACCATTGCAGGCACTGTTGCACCTGCCGCAGATGCTTCAACCAATATATCACCCTTATTTGCAGTCAACGCAGCTGACAACGTGAGTTTATAAACATCAACATCGTCTTCCACCGTCTTCTCAATAGCTGTGATGGTAACGCCAAGACCTTTTGTTTCTAATTTGTTCGGAGCGAGCATGATATTATCGCCAACGAACGGAATGTGATGGAAACCATCGCGGACAACAGTAATGGTTGTTGAAGTAGCCACATTCTTGTTGACCTCATAGGTTTTCATAACTTTGAGTGTTGCGCCTGCATTTCCTACAATTCCAGGGTCGTACTCAATCAAATCACCAGCGAAAATTTTCGCTCTACCTTTGAATGGGTTAAGAAGTTTACCACCAGTAGTTGGGTAAACAAGTGAATCTTTCCCACTCTTTTCAAGTTTTACAAAGACGTACCGAGAACCGCCAATCTCACCATGAGCTTGAATAAGCGTTGCCCCAGCAAACACACCTCCATGAAGTGCTCTTTGTTCGTAAAAATTGTTGTCTGACATAAATCTTTAATAAATGAGTTAATACTTAATCTTTTACATCAGGATTGTCTCGTTTGCGAAGTTCTGCAATATCATCAAACTCGTGCTTATCTTGATTTTCACTGCCACGTGCGCCACCAAGTCCGCTATTTGGTTTACCGAAATCCACACCAGCTTCTTTCACATCAGCATTGTATAGCTTTTCAGCTTTCTCTATTAACGCGTTCAAATCGTTGTCGCCATCTTGAATTTCAAGCTTTGCAAGAGCCGACTTTGCAAAGAAACCATTCAGTTTCAAACCTGCATTATCGAACTTATCCTTTAATCCTTTGCGAACATTATCCATCAAAGCGTGCTTCGCTCTTTCTGCTTGTTCGGCTTTCCGCGCGCTACGTTCCTCATCAAGGTCTGCTCTAAGTTGCTTAATCAACTCTAATGCTTCGCTTTCGCTACCATTATCATCTTTCTGCTTCTTGTTTTCAGCACCTTCATTCGGCTTACGTTTTTTCTCAATAGTTTCCTTGTAAACCTTGACTTCGTCTGAAACATCAGCATGTAAATTGCCATCCATACGTTTCAAGCGGTTTGTCAGCTTCTCAACAAGCTTCTGATTCTGCTCGTCATTATCGCCGAACTCATCAAGGGAATCATCAAGTTCTCCATTGATTGTACGCTCACTAAGTTTCAACTGGGTGCTTCCCAATTTCTCTTCGACTAACTTTTTGAGTTCTTCTCGTGTCATAGCCATAATTCTA